CTGGCGACGGAAGCCCCGCGGAGAATGTCACTGATGCCAGTGATTTCATAGATGACCTGCTTTACCGCCTCGCGCTGCTGGTAAAGGCTCTGAGCCGTTGCAGCGAGTTCGGAGATAGGGACAGTCCAAAGAAGCTTATCCATCCCCGTGCCGTCAGGCATGGACTGGACATTCTCGACGGGGGTGAAGGTGTTATCGTCAGCGGAGAGGATTCGCTCGATGCCCTCAACTGCGGCGTTGTAGGCCCCCCGGAACTTAATGGCTTTGATGATGGCCTTAAGCCGCCGGGTAATTTCGTTGAGTTCGTGAGCCTGCGAGCGGTAGTGCTCATACAGCGGAGTCGGGACGAGGGTCGTAACCTTCCGCATGAAGTTCAGAGGCTTCGGGACGGGAAAGAAGCCCGAAAGCCCGAGAGGATCGGGAACGTCGCGGAGAGCGCCTTGCGGATAAACTGCCGAGAAGAACTTAACCGTCCGGGTCGACTTATCCCAGATTTCGTAAACTTTGTAGGTCTTAACCCCGGTGAGTTCTTCACGGGTTTCGGAGCCGGAAGGGGAGTCCTCATCATCTGACTGCCCGAGAAGGTTGAGTTCGAGAGGCTTGTCTTGGAAGTTATTCCGGAGTTCTTCCTCCGACATATCCCATTCAAAGCCGATCCAAGGGACTTTCTTCCAAGTCCGAGCATAGCCGTGGAAGAACTTATCCCAACGGACGGATTCTCCGTAAACGCATTCAGGGATATTGCCGGTCCCGGCAGTGAACTTGAAGCGTGTGAGTCCACGATTGGTCAAAATCCCGTCGAGAACGGCAGGTTGCATAAGTTCGTCGAAGGAGTCGTAGTCCTGAGTCTCCGTGTCGATGAGAAACTTCAGTGTCCGAGTAGAGACCTCGCTCGCGGCTTTACCTAGAGGGTCGGCATCGCGGAAGCGCCGTGTGACCATCGGAATCGGTCTGGAGTTATACACCGCCGGGATGAGAACTTCCGCATTGGAGTAAACAATCGCGAAAGGGGTCTCGTCAGGCTTCTTCGCCTCGTAGAGGTCTACGACTTTCTGGCCCTTCTGGCGGAAGGACTTCTCCCGCTTGAGGGCGTCTTGAATACGCGAAATCCAGGTCTGATAGAGTCCCTCACCGGGGTTCTTAGGCATATTCTTCCCTTTCCATGCGGAGGCGCTTGTTCCGCTCGACGAGTTGGGTGAAAGTCATTTGGGATGGAAGTGGTGGTAAGCCATTCCCAACCGGCGCGGAGACTCTAGGCTGCCACGGACGAGACATACAAGCATAACGGACTTCATCTGCGATATGGTCCTCGCCATCGGTGTCTAAGTCTTCGGTGTTCTTTTCATCGTGCTGAAGTGTCGGCATGGTGCGCCAGAAATCTTCACATTCGAAAGCGGCGTAGAGCATTGGAGAGCCGCTTTCCCCTACGAGGCGCTGGCGGACTTGCTCCCAGCCGGGCTGGCGTTTGTTATCGGCGCGCCACCACCGGCACCGGGCCATAGACTCTGCAATAGAAGGCCCTCCGTTGCGGATGAAGATAGCCGGGTCTGCAACTCCATAGCGGATGCGCTCTTTCTCTTCAATGGAGAGAATCTCCTTAGCTACGAGGTCGGCAGTCATGCCCAGGCCTTTGTTGATCCCACTGGCCCCATACCACTCCCGGTAGCGGAACATCGCGCCCTTTGGAAGAGGGTCTTCGACGGGCCAGGTTCCATCGCACAGCGCCCACCAACCGACGGAGAAAGGCTTGGCCGAACCCCAGTCGAAGGAGCGGAAACGGACAGTCGTAGGGGGTGCCCAGCGGATTAGGTCGGCGGGCCTCCCGTGGGTCTGCTCGTCGAGTTCGGTGAAGTAAGCCCCATCGACAATATCCCAATTACCTTCAAGCCAGGCCTTGACGAGGGCTTCAGAACCAGACTGACGGAGGCGGAGGACGTAGGTCGGATCGCTGCGGAGGAGGAGCATATTATCCCCGAGCTTGGAGGGGATGAAAACCCTCTCCAGAGCGACAGTTTGAACCTCTCCGTCAATCTCGACAGGGCATTCTTCGCGGACGAGTTCAAAACCCCGAGGGTTCGGGTCGATGTAGCGCTTTTTTACCCAATTATGCCCAGGGCCGCCAGGGTTACCAGTAAGCCGCATCCCAACAGGCACGCCAGAACCACTACGGAGTGTCGCTCGTAGCTTGTCGATAGGTGCGGGGGATGGGAAATTGGTGACTTCCTCGACGTAGACTCGGGTGTAGTTGTGGCCTTGGTATTCTTCGGCATCGGAGTCCCTTTCGAGGTAGACGAATTTCAGTCGCGCGCCCCCGGGCATGAGCCATTCAGCGCGCTGTTCGTTGTATTTCCCACCGATCTTCGGGAAGAGCTGTTTCGTTCGGGCAATGACCTCAGCGAGCTGCTTGAACTTTCGGCGGACGAAGATGCCGATAGCGGCTTCGCCGTAGAGGGAAGAGTGCTGGAGCCAGTCTCCGATGGAGGATTCAGTTTTTCCACCCCCACGTGCACCTCCGTAGAAGACTTCGAAAACTGGGCACTGGATTAGTGCGGTTTGAGGGCCTTCCTGCGGGGACCAGATAATAGTGGGATCGGAGGGCGCGGGGGTCATAGACAGCTCAGTAAGCCCCCGTTTTCGAGTTTACCCAAGCCTCGGTCTGCGCGATCTGGTCGGCGGTGAGGTTGGGGCCGAAGCGGCAAATCAGGCTGTAAATGCGACCGTTGAATGGTAGTGATGTGCCTCCGCGCCTGCCGATGTAGACGGGGTAGTTGCCGTAGTCGCCGGTCCCTTGGTCGGCTGCATATGATCCAGCCTGCGCGGCGTTAACGCGAAGAATTGCAGTGTCCGCTGCAATGTCGCCAATGCCGGTCAGCACGTTGGTGATGGGGGCAGCGTAGCCAGATGCCACAGTAGAGGATGACGACGAGCCTGACGAGTTCCAAAGGTAGCGTTGGAGCGCGGGGCCGTCAGGAGCTTCTATCCTCCATGTTTGTAGGCCGGGGGCGTTGCCAAGCTCAACCAACATACCACGCGCAGCATCACTCGACTTCCGCACCCCAGCGAACACCTGCACCTTGTCGGTCCCCGGCGTGATGGTCGGGGTAACTAGGAAGTCGTCGCTGCCGTCGAAGTTCAGATAACCCCGCCCGTTGCTGTCAACCTGATAGGTCGGACAGGAGAGCGAGGTGGACTGCGTGGCGTGGTTGCCGGGGAGTTCGCGGACGGAGATATTGTCGAAATCCGCATCGCATCCACCCGGAGCGACCCGAGAAATGTAGAGAAAATTGTTCGACACAGCCGGGGCAAGAAAGCTGAACGATTGCGATGTCGTGAAAGTAAACTCTGTGATTCCGCCACCAACGATGAGTTTGACGCTGCCAGAGCGGATCGTGACGCTACCCGTCACCTGATACAGTTTTCCGGGCGTGAGCGGAGCCTGCCTGGCATATGCTGTTTCGCCTGCTGGCGACACAATCGTGAGTTTCCCACCAGTGATGGCCACGGTTGCAGGTGCCGTAGCCGTCTTGTCCCACGCCGTGTCCGTGTCGAAACCACCGTTCGTGACCAGTTCCGCCCCCAGCACCAGTCCCTTCGACTTATCCAGCACCAGCCCCACCGACTGCCCAGCAGCCGTGACAGGCGTCGTCCCAGCAGCGTCCTGAAACAGCGTCGAGATGTCGCTGGGGTCGAACCAGAAACCGGGTTCGGAGGCGGCGAATAGGGAGAGGGGGGAGAAGCCGCTGTAAATCAAGGTTTTGTAGCTAATTCCAGGGTCTTCGGCCATAGTCCCATAGGAGTATTCCCCGAAGGTGAGTTCAGGAGTAAAAGTGCCCATTTCGAGGGTTATCCTTCGATAGTTCTGGAATGGGCTGAGGCCCAGTCGGAAGCAGATTCGATCTTCGGAGGCAGGGCGACGACGAAGTTGTTGGTAACCGGGCCTTGGGGGGCCGAGCGCGCCCCGAACCCAAGGGCCTTTGAGGAGATTTCGAGGGCCTTGAGCGCGAGGTCGGGGTTTGAGGTCTTTTCGAGCTTTTCGGCGATGACTTGGAGGGATTGGGAAGCCAGGCCGCGGAAGCGCTCTTCGAGGGAAGCGATGATCTCGGGATTTAGGAGGTCGTCGCGCCGCTTGGCAAGGGCGGCCTGGAAAGCATCCGACCCCATGACGATTGAAACCCAAGAGACGGAGTAGCCGAAACGCTTGGCAAGTTCGTTCTGGGTTATAGTCGGTTCGTGGATGAGAATGTCAATCATCGCTTCGTGGGAGTAGGAGACTTTTTGAAGGCGATTGCCGGAGAAGTCTTCCTGGGCATAGCCCTTGGC